TAGATCCAAGTACTTCTGATAGATATCACTCCGGATCCCCACCTTGACCTGGGGTTCGCCCTCTGAATCAATCCCTCCGGTTCCTCCGGAGCGAGGCGGAGGCGGAGGCGGGGCATGTGGCCCGACCTTGCGGCTACTAAGGTCGTTGAGTAACTGGTCAATCTTCTCTTCGGGACTGGACATGAACGCTCCTAGGTGATCATCCTCGGACAGGGTACAGACATGGGACCACTCGCACGGGGACCCGAACGCAAAACAGGCTTCCGGATTCGGGGGCAGGTCTTGGGGCTGGATCTGGTTCTGGTAGATACCTTGGATCCGTCGAGCGGTTTCGTCAAGGCGGATCATCCCGGACTCGACTTCGGCCCGTAGAACGTTCAGGTGTACCCGTCTGGTCTTGTGTTTCCCGCCCGTCTGTTTGGTCTCGTAATAGACCCACAGGAGGGGCACAGACTCCAGGTCTGGGCGGGCCTTCAAGACCCCGGCCGCCTGGATCAGCGCCTGGGGATCGTCACCGAGATAGGCGGGGTCGCCGTAAGACGTGTGACCTCCTGGCGTGGCCTGCAGGGCCTGGCCAAGGTCTCGGACGAACTTGTGGTCCCCGATCAGACCGGTGACCGGGTCGAACATGTCCGCCCGAGATTTCCATGGGCCGTGTGTCCCGGACCAGGTCAAGGTCTGTTCGACCTGGACAGACTTAGGGGCCGGCAGATGGTGTAGCCCGGCCCCGACAATCGCCCCCGGATAGACTATCTCGGTTGTGACCTTGGCCCCTTGGCCCCGCGTGACCGTGAACTGTTCCCCGACGTCTGGGAACGTACCGTCACGAAGCCAGGCTTCTGCGATGGCATGACACCGATTGCCTAGGTCGTTGCCCCGCGGGCCCCCGGTAGGGGCAATGGGCTGGTGATCGGTGTTCAGCTGAAACCCGGTCTTCCGGGCGCACAGGTCAACCCGCTTGACTTGTGTCGGGGAAATGTTTAGCGGTCGTCTCTCAATCATCCGGTCCGATCCAGCCTCCCGGGCTGGGAGGCGTGTAGCCTCTATCTTCCCACGCCTCTCGGATCTCGTCCAGGTCGTTGGGATCGTACGGGCGTCGGCGACCGGGCGTGTTCTCTTCCTCGATCTCGGTGTCGTTCGGGGGCGAAGGGGCGAGGCGGGGGCCGGTCATCGGGTCACCTGCCTGCCGATCACCGTGGACAGGAGCGCCTGGGCGCGCAGGCTGTCACCTTGATCTAGGGTGCTTGCGCCGATCCGATTGTCGTCGGATGACCAAGAGCAAATGACCCCGTCCGGATATAGGCACGGCGTCTCCGTCAACGTCCCGCCCACCAGGACACGCGGGCAGATCGTCACGTTCGGGGACTCGTCCGGCAACATCCCGATTGAGATTGCCCAGGCCTCGGGCGGGATCGGACTGAACCCCTGGCGGTATGCAAGGCCCAGCATGTCGAACGTGAGCGCCCGGGCACACTTGGCGCGGTACTCGATCGTATGTCCCGCCTCCCGCGCCACCGCGTCCCCGGCATCGCACAGAACAGAAACCATGGTCATGAACTTGGTCAGGTTTTTCATTAGACGTCTATCCCATCCTTTCGGAGCTTTGTCAAGTCTAGAACGGTCCAGCGTGTTCTTTTCTCTGTGCTTGCCCCGGTGACGGGGTGCACCTTGGTCCGGTCGGTCCGTACCACGTACGGCCCCAGGGCGCGCAGGACGTGGCCAGGGCTCTTGGCTTCAATCCGCCGGGCCAGCGGGTCAACCTGGACATAGAGGGCAGCCGCGTCACGGGCCAACCAATCAACCGCGATCCCCTCCGGCGTGATCGCATCCTCGATGGCCTCGATCGCTTGCTTGGCCCCGTCCGATCCGGTCCGGAGCTTGGCATCGATCGAGCCGGCGCAGGGCTCCGGGGGCGGACACGTGTGGTTCAGCTGAACCCATCGAAGATGTTGGGCCACCTTCATAGACCGCGCGGGGTCGCCCTCGTATCGGCCCAGGGCGTTGGACATCGACACCAGGCGATCGATCTTTTCCTCGCCCTCGACGTCGATTACAAACAGGCGCCGGGTCAAGGCCTGGACATCATGCACGTTCATCGTGCCTGTATTCGAGAACAAACGATCGGCTCGGTTCGCAGCCATGATGCAGCGCACCCCGCCCCTGACCGTCATTCGCTTGTCAAGCCCCTTGAGTTCGATCAGGTGCTCTGGGCTCGTGACCAGGGCTCGGAACTCCTCCGTTGCCGGCTTGCCCTCGATCGACGGTAGGCCCTCGTCCCCGAACACGATCGGGCCATAGGAGAGCAGATACCGGAACCGGCCGAGGATTGCTTTCAGGTCTCCTGCCTTGGGTTGCCCCGCCGCCCGGGCCAAGGATTCGGCCAAGAGGGTCTTACCGACGTGCGACCCGCCGATCATGGCCAGTGCCGGGATCGTGGCGCCACACTTCTCGGGTGCAGCCCAGGCGATCCAGTCGAGCAACCGAGGCCCGCCGAGCAAGGACAACCACGCCTCAACCTCGGGAGAGTGGATTGCCTCGACCGGGGGATTAGGCAGACAGTTCACCAGGTTCAGATCGTCGACGCGGGGAACCGTGGCCGTGTACTCGGTTTCTAGGCGCATGCAGGACGTCCCGTATGCCTCCCGGATCTGTTGCGGGGTCATGGGCTTGACCTTGCCCTTTTCGTCCTCACAAACCAGGGGGCGATCGGAGCCCCAGACCTTGGCACAGATGCCTGACACGTTGGCCGGCTGGATCGGGCCTTCGTATGACAGCCTCGATCGATCGTCAAGAACGAAGAAGACCGAATCAATCTGAACGATCAACGGGGTCCCCGCCTCTGCCTTCTGCTCTGCCTCTTGCCGTGTCTCCGCCCGGTCAAGGGCCAGGGCGAACGTCTCCTGTACGTCCTGGGCGATCTTCTCGCAAGCTCTGGACCACTTCTCCGCGAAGTGTTCGGCCGTGAACTTCGATTCCCCTCCGATCGATTGGACGTCTTGGCGAAGAATCGAGAGACTTGGGGCGAACAGTCTGGCCGCGTCGTCGGGGGCAACCTGGTACCAGGCGAACCCATCGATCTCCGCCGACGCCAAGGTGTAAACGATAGACTTCGAAATGAACTCGTCCACCCCGTGAACCAGGAGCGCGCCCGGGGGCCCGCCCTGGATTGAGAACATGCGGGAGCCTTCCGCGGCTCGGCGGATCGCGCCCCATCCATCGCCTCGGCGGGCCCGGGCGGTATCGACCAAGCGTTGACGGAGCGTGCTGTCGTCTACCTTGACAGTCTCGATCGTTACCGGTTGCCCGGGCGAGGGGGCTGCGCGGGCCTTGGGAAGCGCGGTCAACCAGGCGGGAGGAAGTCCGGCTATCGGGTGATCCTCTTCCACGACATACCCCCTAGGACAGCCCGGGAGCACCACGATACCCCCTTCCGCTCGAAGGTCGACGCCGTCAACGCCCTTGACGATTGGGACCCCCGGCACGTTCACCCGGGCCACAGATCGGAGGCGCGTGTCAGTCTGGAAATACAGGTGCAGGCCCCCGGACGGGGTGCGCACGGTCCTGGTTTCGGGCAGGTGGCCTAGGGCGGATTCCAACTGTTCCAGTCTCTGGAACCCGCCGTCCTTCACGTCGACGTCTAGGACGATCGTACCGCTCGATCGGCTACCCGTAAGGAGGGCCCGCCCCTGGGTGCCCGCCCTGTCCGGCTGGGACTCGCCCGGGGCCAGATCGCGCCAGCGGACCGCGGGTATTTTCGAGCCGGTTTGTAGTGGTACCGTGGTCCCCCTGATCGCCTCCGTCATCCCCGGGAGCCTACCACGCCAGGCAGATCAGTCAAGACGAATGCCTCGCCCCTGGCGCGGCGCGCCTCCGGCGGATCCTGGAGGTATCGCACAGCACGGCACAGGAGGCTCGGATTGTCCCGGAACAGACCGAGTCCCGTGTTGCACCTGCCGCACAGAAGACCGCGCACAGCGCCCGTGACGTGATCATGGTCCAGGGCGTGAGCGCTCTTGTCCGGAGAAGCCCCGCAGATCGTGCACAGGCCGCAGGACCAGGCCGACTCCTCCGTGCCGTCCGAACCCGTTACCCGCTTGCGCTTGGCAGTATTCGCGTGCCTGCGCTCTTCCGGCGACATGGCTTCCCAGCGCTTGCGCATGAGTCTGCGATTGAGCAGCCGATCGCGCTCGATCTGTTGCGGGGTCCTGTTGGCCTTGTACTTGCGCTGGCGCTCGTTCACGCGCTCGCGCTGCTCCTGGGTCATGTTGGCCCAATACCTGCGCTCGCGCTCGCGCTTGGCATTGCGCTGCTCCTGGGTTAGGTTGGCCTTGTACCTGCGATCGCTCTCGCGCTGGCGCTCGATCTCCTCGGGGGTCATGTCCGCAACGCGCTTGCTCACCCCTGGACCTACCACGGGGGCCCGGAGCCGTCAAGCCGGAACAGGCTTGGGGAGTAGCAAGGACTCGATCCGGGTCAAGGACTCGCGGGAGTCTTTGGGCCTGGGCGGGGCGGGAGGCGGAGGGGGCGGGGCCACGGGCTTGGGCCTGGGCTTGGTTTTCGGTTTGGTCATGGGTTCAAGGTAGGTCCGGGCTGCCCAGCTGTCAATGAACTGAACACAGGATCAGGGTGTGTTGACCCGACATGACGGATACTGTAGGCAGTTACACCCTGATCCTTTGAACAGGTAAGGCGGGGTGTGTGCCGCTGTCCCTATGTGGTGCGCTGTAGCACGGGACGGGGCTCCGTGCCCGGGCAGTGCCCGGCAAATCGAGCTAGCCGGGTAGGCTGATTCACCTGTAGAAACAAGAAGATAGGTAGTCCGTGCCCGGCTGCCCGGCAAAATAGGACCCTTCAGGGATTGGAAAAGTTAGATCTTTTTGTACAGTGAGAGCGGACTAGCAAAGATCTAATTCCTAATAGGGTGGGAGGGTCCCAATTTGCCGGGCAGCCGGGCACGGGGTGGGCAACCCCTCGAATCTACAGGTGAAACACCCTACCCGGCAATTCAGATTTGCCGGGCACGAGCCGGGTAGGGGGGGCACGGCCCCCAATCCGTGAGACGTCTCACGGGACCGTTTGCCCGGAGCCGTGGGCCGGTCCACATGCGGGGGATGTCGCCTCGGTACCAGACCAAACTCGCTAACCGTCCCCCGACGTAGATCACCAAGGCCCCGCCCCCGGGCGCGAGGCTGGCCGATCCGGATGTCCTGGCGGACGTCCTGGCCGTCACCGGGGACCCGTGGCCGGTCTACACACGAAACGAAATGCAGTGGAAGATCCGGTCAGAGGCGCGCATGCCCCCTCTCTGGAACCCTGCGGCCGGGTTCGTCACGATTCCCGACCCCGAACCCGAGGCCCCCGCCCCGCCCAAGACCCCGCGCCCTAGGCTACCCGCGCCCCCAGGCGAGTCCAAGGCCTGGACGTCAGGGCCGGCCGATGGGGATGACTATTCAGATGACCACTACCGGGCCGCCCAGGAGCGCAGGCAAAGGGCGTACACCGATCGGTCGGAAACGGTCCTGATCTACCGGTTCGAAAAACCTTGCGGGCATGGGCCATACAGTTCCGACAAGGGCGTCCGTCGGTTCATGAAAACCAGGCATTTCTGGGAAGACTGTTGCCCGCCCCCGCCCGCCATCAACCCAGGCCTGGACGTGTGCGGGTTCGTGGGCTTGGCGGAGGCCCTGGCATGGTTCGGGGACTTGCTGGAGATCATGCGGGACGCTGGGTTCCGCCTGCACCTGTACAGGGTTCCGAGCGTGCACGTAGGCCCGGCGGATGGGAGGCGAAGGCCGCGGCCCAGGCCCGGGCGGATGAGACGGGGCAGGACCAGGGGATCGAAGTCCTGCGGATCAAGGGCCAGCCCGACAACTGGCACACGTTCGGGCTGGCAAACAAGGCTAACCGGTTCGGGCACGAACTGCGCTGCGAGGTAGTCTCGTGCACGGACCTGCGGCGCTGCTGGCCGGGGCATGGCCCTTGGACCTGATCCGCACACCCATGATCCGAATGTCATAGCCGAACGCGCCCGATCTGGGCTTTCTCCTGTGTTTTCGTGCTGGCACGGACCTAGCTAGAGGGATAGACATGACCAACGCGAACAAGACCGGCCGCCTCCTGAACATCACGCACGTCTCGGACGCCGTGCTTGACGCGGTCTTGGCGATTGCCGCCAGCGATGCCGCCTTTGACTTCGACGCCCTTACCCGCCGCGAACTGATCGAGGTTGAGGCCCTGTCCGGCGTCAGCCTTACGGCCTGGATCCGCGCGGCCCCGGCGGAGTTCGCGACCCGTAACAAGGGCGCGGATTTCGAGGCGATGATCCTCGATCGCCAGGTTGACGGCTACTTCGGGCCGGCGGACCGCTGATCCGCGCTAGACTGACAGCATGTCCCTAACCCCCGCCCGCGCCTGGGAACAGATCCCGGGTGAGTCCGTCCAGGACTTCGAAGCGTTCGGGCTGTATCTATCCGGCAAGTCGATCGATCAGGTCACGATCGAGATTGGGCGCAACTGCGCCCCCCTGTCCGCCCGTGCGCGGTGGACGGCTCGACGGCTGGCGTATCTACAAGCCTTGCAACACGAGGCTACCGCGGGCGCCCTGGAGGCGGCACGGGACATCGGGGCGGAGCACGCAGCCATGGCCCTAGCCCTTCGAACGTCCGCCCTGGACGGGATCAAGACGGCCCTGATCCGGGGTGACGTCTCGGTCAAGGACCAGATCAAGATCCTGGAAATGTGCACGAATTGGGAGCGGATCGACCGAGGCGCATCGACCGGCAAAATTGACCTTGACTTCTCTACCAGGACGGATCAGGAACTGGCAGAACTGGATCGGTTGCTGAACAGGAAGGGTGGACAGGATGGACGAACGGGATCGGATCTTGATGGGGGGCTACCGGGAGCCGGCGGCGAGTCCGCCGACGCCACAGAAGCGCCGATGTCGGATCCCGGGTAGCCCTGGAGGCGATACCGTGGCGATCGAGGCCCAGATCTGGGGCCAGGCGTACGCAGCCGCGATCGCACACTACGGCTACCCGGCCGGGGGCGTGAACGGGGCTGCAGTGGTCGCCCGGGAAGCCGTGGACATGTGGCGTCGCTGGGAACAGGAACAGGCCGATGCGGGGCTGTGATAGGATCCGGGATGCGTACCCGAATCCTAGCCCTGATCCTTCTCCTGTCATCGTGCGTCCCTGGTTGCGGGTCCCTTCCCACGATCGCGGCCGGGGCAGCCATGGTCAAGCCCGGAGTGGTCGCCAGCTGTGACTTCGCCCGGTTCTACGTCCGGAACGTCTGCAGCCTGGTTGACGAGCCCGGGACCGGGGCCGAGTTCCCGGCGGACGCCGGAACCCGCGCAGATTGACACCCCGCCAGGTCCGTGTCACGATCACGGATGACGTGCATTGTCGGCCTGGAATCGAACGGGAAAGCGTACCTCGGCTGTGACTCCTTCCTGGGTTCAATGCAGGGCAAGGAAGCGATCGACCGGCCCAAGATCGTGCAGAAGGGCCCCGATCTCCTGATCGGGTTCGCGGGCTCACTCCGGGTCCCCCAGATCCTGGAATACGGAACCAAGTTCCGGCGCCCGCGCAAGGGCGAGGACGGTCACGCGTACCTGGTGACCGAGGTTGTCCCCAAGCTCCGCAAGGCCTGTCACCGAGCCGGGGCGATCAGTCGCGAGGGCAACGGCCCGGACCTTCACGATACCGAGTTCGTGGTTGCCCTGCGGGATCAGATCTTCCAAATCCAGGGTGACTTTTCCGTGTACCGTCCCGCGCCCGGGTACACAGCTGCAGGGGCCGGGGCATGGCTGGCCCTGGGCGCCCTGGGGGCCACCTCGGATCTCAAAATGGAGCCGGCCCAGCGCTGTGCCCTGGCCCTCCAGGTTGCCGAGAACCACAGCCCCGCAGTCATGGCCCCATTCGTGGTCGTGTCAACCTGACGCGGCTAGTCGACTGGCCATGATCCGGATGTCATAACGAAACGGGCGTTTCTGGTTCGGGAAACGCTAAAGGCGAATGATCGCGGGCTGGCACGGTGATCGCATAAGGGGATGACATGACCAAGACGACGCAGACCGAAATCGCCAACCTGTACATCAACGCATGCCGAGACGAGGACTACGCGGAACACGCGATCGAGGGCCGGGCCACCAATCGCAACCTGATCAACTTCGTGGGTGATTCGGACATCCCGGGCGTGGGCATCGAGGACATGAGCGACGCGGTATGCCAAGACATCCGGGACATGATCGCGGACCTGGTTGCCTGACCCCGCGCCCGCCCCGTCTGGGGCCGCGCAGGGGCTGGACGGGGATGCGCGATCTACGCATCGCCCTTTCCAGCCCCTGCGCGGGACTAGACCCGACCAAGGACCAAGACCATGACCCAAGACCAGATCGATACCATCGCCCTCGGTGGCCTTCTCATTGGCCCGCTGGAAACCCTGTTGAAGGATCACCACGTCGAAGTCCTGGGCGCGAACAAGGAACCCGGCCCCGCCCAGCAATGGGCCGTGACCGTGCGCAAGGGGATCTTTGCGGCGCCGGGCGAGGGCCGCAAGTTCACCGGTAGCGCGTGTTTCTTCTCGGGCGCCCTGGCCAACGCGATCGCCCAGGCGTGCCGCGCGGAAGGGATCGACGTGCGATGAAACGGCCCAGTCGGTTCTATGTCGAGTTCGTGACCGCGGGCGAACAGCTGGCCTGGATCGAGCGTTACGGAGATCTCTGGGCTGACACCGTCGAGCCCGAGACGCGAACGCACGTCAAGGACTTCGACACAGAGGCGGAGGCGCGCGCGTTCCTGCGCAGCCAAGGCCCCGACGCCCCGTCCGGTTACTGTGACGCCCTGACCGAGCGGTACAACATCCGCACGCACGAGGAAGGCGCCCGCTACGGCTACGAATGGGACGAGAGAGATCTTGACCTGTGGTCCGATCCTGCTACTCTCACCCCATGATCGAGATCGATATTGCAACGGGTGAGACGATCAACAGCGCAAAGGACGGAGGGGGCGAGAAAGCGATCCGGGACCTGGCAAAGGCGATCACGTTCGAACTAGAACACTGCGCAGAGCAGGACCGGCACACACACGGCCTGCGCATGTCCTTGGCCATGCTGTGCGCCTGTGCCAAGCGTTACGGGGTGGACCTGTGATCGCCAATCTGGCGGACCTGGTCCAGGCGATCCGGGACCTGGCAAGCGATCATTGCCTCAACCCGGCTTACGTGTCCCGGGAGAAGTTCCGGGCCTATCACCCCCAGGGCAAGCGGAAGATCGTGCAACGCCTTTGGCCCGAGGCAAAGATCATCCTGCAGAAGGATGCGCCGGAGCCTGAGACCACGCCGATCCCCGTGCCCCCGGTCCCGGACGGGTTCAGGGACAGGCGCGACGTCGATCCCGTTGCCCCTGGTTTCGAGATCCACGGCGTCAGTACCTTGGTCCCGACCCCGGACGGCGTCCAGTGGATCAAGGCCTCCCGCAAGAAGGAAACGCGCGAGGCGGCCTTAGCCCGGATCATGCAGGAGCTACCTACCACGATCCCGATCCGGGAGGGCAAGATCGATCCGCCGCACGGGGACACCTATCCTGATCTCGTCTCGGTCTATCCGATGGGCGATCCTCACTTCGGGATGCTGGCCAGTTCGAAGGAATGCGGGGAGGCCTGGGACCTGCAGGTTGCCGAGCGGATCAACGCAGCGGCGATCACGGACCTGGTGACCCGGGGACCGCGGACGGAGACGGCCCTCTTGGTCAACCTCGGGGACTTTTTCCACGCGGACAATCCCCACGGGACCACAACCGCCGGAACCCGGCTCGACGTTGATGGGCGCTGGGCCAAGACGTTGCAAGTCGGGATGCGCTCGATCACCCACATGATCGATCGGTTGCTGGAACATCACCCCAGGGTGATCGTCGACTGTCAGATCGGGAACCATGACGAACACAGTTCGATCATGCTGGCGATCGGCCTGCAGTCCCATTACCGGAACGAGCCCAGGTGCGAGATCCCGGTCAACCCGAACCCGTTTCACTTCTACCGGTTCGGGATGGTCCTGATCGGGACGACGCACGGGGACGCGTGCAAGGTCGAGGCGTTGCCCGAGATCATGGCCCACGACTCGCCAGACTGGTCCGGGTGTGAACACCGGCACTGGTTGATCGGACACGTGCACCACATGAGCCGCAAGGACTTCCGGGGCTGCACCGTCGAGAGTTTCCGGACCCTGGCGGCCCGGGACGCGTGGCACCACAAAGCCGGGTACCGCAGCCCCCGGGACATGCAGCGGATCGTATATCACAAGAGGTTCGGGGAGATCTCGCGAGAGACGGCAAGCGCGGGGTATCTGGAGGCCTGACCATGTACGATCGCCCGAAGGACACAACCCCCGCGCGCCCGGGCAAGGCCCGGATCATGGCGAACCCCTCCCGCCTGATCTGCCAGGCGATCGATCGGGGCTGGCGGGGTAACGGCCTGCGGGACGTCTTGGCGATCCGGATCGCGATCGCCTGGTCCATCGCGGAGTTTTTCCATAAGCTCCGGGCCGTCCCGCAGGTCTATACCGGGGGCGAGGGTCCTTGGCCCGGACCCGCGCTAGACTGTCCTGGTGAGGACGGATCCAGCCCACGCCAGGATAGCGCTCGATCGTGAACTGATCCAGCGCCGTGGCTTTCGGGAGTTCGTGCGCCGGGCCTGGCCCGAGATCGAGCCTAACGTGTTCGTCGATTCATGGCACATTGGCGCGATCTGCGAACACCTGGAAGCCCTGGCCCGGGGCCAGATCATGGATCTGTGTATCTGCCAGCCTCCTGGTAGTTCCAAGTCCCTGATCGCCTCGACCCTGTTCCCGTCCTGGGACTGGATCGGGAACCCGTCCAGGCGGTACATTTCGGCCAGCTACGCCCAGACGATCGCGGAGAAGAACGCGAAACTTCAAAGGGACTTGGTATCCGGGGAGTGGTACCGGGCGCGGTGGCCCGGGCGCGAGATCGGCAAGGATGACCTGGCCAAGGTTCGCATGTTCGCGAACCGGGCCGGGGGCTGGCGGTTTAGTACGTCGGTCACGGGCGAAGTCACCGGCCGACACGCGGACGTGTTGCTTGGGGACGATCTGGCCAAGGCCCAGGACGTTCAGGGCCGGCACGTGATCGACCCGATCGCGATCCAGGAGGCCAACACCTTTTGGTTCAACACCCTGCAGACCAGGCGCGCGAACCCGGCCCAGACCCGGCGCCTCCTGATCGGTCAGCGCCTACACATGGACGACACCCCGGGCCGGGCGATCGACGCCGGATATGTCGCCCTGATCCTTCCGATGGAGTATGACCCTCGGCGCTCCTGTGTGACCGTCCTAGGCTTCAAGGACCCTCGGACGGTAGAAGGGGAGCTACTTCTCCCGGAACGCTTCCCGGCCTCTGTGGTGGCCGAGGACAAGGAACGCCTAGGGCCCCGGGACCACGCCGCGCAAAACAATCAGGACCCCGTGCGCGCTACCGGGTCCATGTTCAAGAACGTGGCCGGCCTTCGATGGTCGGCCGTCCCGAAGTCCGCCCGGACGATCATCACGTGCGATGCCGCATTCAAGGCTAAGGCAACGTCGGACTTCGTGTCGATCCAGGTCTGGGCCGTGGACCGGCCCCGGTTCTTTCTGATCGATGACAGGACGAAACGCCGGACGTTCTCGGAAACGGTCCAGGCCTTGCGGGACGTGCGAAAGGACTACCCCGGGGTAGGGATCTACGTAGAGGACAAGGCGAACGGCCCCGCCATCATGGACACCCTGAAAGACGAGCTAACCGGGATCGTCGCGTGGGACCCCGGGCAGGCGTCGAAGATCTCCCGGGCGGAGGCAAAGGCGCACCTGTTTGAAGCCGGGAACGTCTACCTGCCCCCGGACGAAAAGGCGCCGTGGCTGGCTGAGTACATGAACGAACTTCACGCGTTTCCGAACGGCAAGAACGACGATCGGGTTGACGCAACGACCATGGCGTTGATGGTCCTTGACAGCGGCGGGATCGCGCGGTATGCCGAGGCAGTGGCCGCAATGGCGAAAGGCGCGTTCCGATGACACCGATCAGAAAGATTCTTGCAGACCTGGAGGCGATCGCACAGGGGGGCGTGATCGCCCTTCTCTTGGCGATCGCGTTCTACTTCTTGGCCGCGACTCTGGCCGGGTGTTGCGCGCCGATCGAGGAACAGGGGGCGCCCTTTTGCTGGTTGACGGGAGAGACCACCAACACCCCTCGCCTGCGTTGCCGGCCGTCCCTGGCCGAGTGCACCGAGGACGCGATCACGTACGGGGGCGGCCCCTGGGCGTGCGAAGGGCACGGGGCGGAACTGTGAGCCTCCCCGACTTCGGGCGAGGCCTGTACGCAACCCGGGCCGACCTGGACTATCTGGAGTCCCTGGTCAAGTCGCCCTCGGTCGGGGAACTCCTGGACCGGGAACGGTTGGCCCGGTGTTACCGGACCGTGGCCCAGGTTCTGAAACGGGCTGAGGACGATACCAAGGAAACGACCATCCCGACGGGCCAGGAAGCGAGTCAACGGTGACGGTCAAGATCTACAAACACCCGCAGTTCTCCGTCTGGCGGAATGGGATACCAATCGGGTCCTGGACGAGTCCCCGGCCGAGCCGGAACCGGTGCTAGCATGATCACCGTCAAGATCGAACTGTGGCCGCACGGGGACGAGAAACGCGCCCAGGAGATCGGGCGGATGTACATTGCCAACGTCGGGGGCACCGACATCCGAGGCGATTACGACGTGGCCGTGTGTCGGCGCGGTACGGACAAGGTCCCGGCCCCGGTCGACCCCGGCGGCCCGAAGGCAACCAGGTCCGGGCACGTCAAGGACTATCCCCGGCTCGCATACAACGTCTGGCGCCTGATCGCTCGGGCGCTCCTGTCTGCGTTCCCGGAGGAACGTGCCTGACCTGACCCGCGTCTACCTGCCCCCGATCGTGCGCGACGGCGTCTTTGTCCGTTACGGTTGCGTGCTCCTGTTGCCGGCGGACGCGGCCCGGGCTGCCAGTGCTACGATCCAGGGTGTCAAAGCCCCAGAAGTACCCGCCGAAGGCGCCCAGCCCCGCCCAGACCCCCGAACCGGTCCAGGCCCAGGGTTCGCCCTTTAGCGGCTTCGCCCGTCTCCTGACCGAGTCCAAGGGGTTTGCGCGGGACGTCCGGGATAAGCTCCGGGTTGACGCGTTCGTCAACCTGATGACCGGACTTGGCGGAAGTCGAGACTCGACGTCCTACGGGGCGATCAAGATCCTGCGCCCGCTCCTGTTGAACGAACTTGACAACCTGTATCACGCGAGCGATCTACCCGCGAAGATCGTCAACGCCCTGCCCGAGGACGCGATGCGTTTCGGGGTCGACACGGGCGACCCGGAGCTTGACTCCGCCGTGTCCCGCTGGGCCGCGCTAGACAAGTTCAAAGAGGCGTGGATCTGGGGCCGTCTGTATGGCCAGGGCGCGATCGTCCTAGGCATCAACGATCGCCTCGGGCCGCCTGATCACCCGCTCGACTGGTCCAAGCTACGCGAGGGCGATCTCCAATATTTGATGGTGGCCGATGGTCACGAATTGACCGTGGCCGAACGCGTCAAGGACCGGCGCAGCCCAGCCTACGGCGACCCGCGCACGTACCGCCTGACGCCGTCCGACGCGACCCCGGGCGCCCTGGTTCACGCCTCCCGCCTGATCCTGTTCGGCGGGGCCATGACGTCCGCCCGCGTCAAAATCCGGAATCACGATCGGGATCTGTCCGTGCTGCAGCGCCCGATCGAAGTCCTGCGGGACGTGGATCAGTCGTGGCGTTCGGTCATGTTGCTTCTACAGGACATGTCGCAAGCCGTGTTCAAGGTCCGCGGCCTGATCGACATGATCGCGAACGGGCAGAAACAGGTTGCCCTTGACCGCATGGAGATCATTGACGTTGCACGCTCGATCTCCCGGGCCGTGGTGATCGACGCCGAGGGCGAGAGTTTCGAGCATGTCGGGGCCCAGAACCTGACGGCCGTCGATCCGTTGCTTCTCCGGGGGTTCACTCGGCTTGCTGCAGCCGCGGACATGCCGGTTACCAGGCTCATGGGGATCAGTCCGGCGGGGATGAATGCGACGGGCGAGTCCGATCTTCGTATGTGGTACGGCGTGGTCAAGGCCGGCCAGACCGACGTCACCCCCCAGGCCCTGAAGTTGATCCGCCTGATCGCCAAGTGTTCGGGGTGCATCGCCCCCGCGTCGATCAAGTGGCCCAGCCTCTGGGACATGACCGAGGGCGAGCGCGCGGACTTGGAAGTCAAGAAGATGACCGCGGCCCAGATGCGGGTCAATATGCAGATGACGAACCCGGACGAGGAACTACTCCTCTGGGTTCATGGCTCGGATCCGTGCGATGCTATCGACCTGACCACGCGTCAGGGCTCCGGGGCCGAGGAAGTGATCGGGTCGATCACCCCGGACACGGGGTCCATGTGGATAGATACCGAGGACGGCCACCGGATCGAAGTTACCGGCGTGTCCGGCGGCCGGGTCTATTTCCTGGACCTGGACGGGATCAACCCGGCCCGGCAATACTCTTGGGCCCTGCGGTCCTTCCTGGAACGCTGCCGGCAGTCAGCCCCCGCCCCGGCCGGGGTACAATCACCAGATGCCCCCGCCCCCGACCCGGCGCAGACACCGGCTAGCCCCGCGCCCGGCGCAGCCTGAGGCAGCCGAACGGATCTACGCGGCGGAACTCCGGCGCCTGGTCCGGGACCTGTCCCGGGCCATCCTGGGGCCCGTGTTGGCCAAGTACGAAACCGCCGCCCGCCTGTCCGTTACTAATGGACAAGGGGGCCGAGCGGACGCCGAGGACAAGATCGGGATCGATTGGGGCGACCTGCGCGCGCGTATCGGGTCCATCGCGATCGATCAGGCCGAACTTTTGGCCGACGCCCAGGCCGGCCGGGTAAACAAGCACAACCAGCGGGACATGAACCGGATCCTAGGCCTGGACCTGAACGCGGAGCCGAAAGAGGTACGCCGGGCCCTGGACGCGTTTCGCCGGGAAAACGTCGCCCTGATCAAGTCGATCGCGGTCGACCTGCACGCGGACGTCCGGAACGTGGTCCGGCAAGCCGTGTCCAAGGGAACGCGCGTCGAGGATCTCCGGGCGGAGTTGATGGAACGCTTCGGGGTATCTGAATCCAGGGCCGACCTGATCGCGCGCGACCAAACCTTGAAGGCAAATGCGGATTTGTCCAAGCTCCGCCACGAGGAAGCAGGGATCACCCGTTACGTCTGGTCAACGTCCAAAGATGAACGAGTCCGTCCGATGCACTCGGCCCTTGAAGGTCGCGTGTTCAAGTACAGCGACGAACCCCCGGTGACGAACGAAAAGGGCGATCGGAACCGTCCCGGCCAGGACTACCAGTGTCGTTGTGTCGCCCTGGCCATCCTGGACGATCTTCCGGTCAAGGCCTAGAAGTAGCTCGCACAGGCGAACCAGCCGATCTCAAGATCGGGCGCCGGGACGATCTTCTTCTCGTCGCCCCAACCCGTGTACCACTCCAGATCGGCCATGGCTGCCCGCAGGGCGGGTGTCCAGGTCGGATCTACTGAAAGGATGTTGGACAGGATCCCCTCCAGAGAGACAGGCTCGTAATCGCTGCGAAGGACCGACGCCTTGATCGCGATGTGCGCGATCGTGTAGTCCCCTTCGCCCGACCGGGGGCAATCGATCAGCGGGTGGGCCCTTTCGAGTTCGTACAGGTCGCACCGATCTTGCTCGTCCAGGGGCGGGCCCTTCCAGTTCTTGCCTACCCCCTCCCGCAAACGAGGATGCGGCCCTTCGTTCTCCGGGTCCAGAAGTCGAGCGCCATAGAACACGGTTACCGTCAGTGATCGTCCCATCCTGATCCAGTGCCACACCCCCGAGGCCCTGTCAAGGCCCATGCTACGATCCTCGGGTGACGCTACGTTACGATTCCTCGCCCCTGGGAACGGTCACCAGGACCCCGCAGGGCGGGATCAAGGTCCCGGCTACCCTGACCCGGACCGGGGTCTTTTCGTACATTCAGCCCGACGGGTCGACCCGTCGAGAGTACCGCTCGCCCGAGGACGTGTTTGCGCCGGGGCACCTGGCCGGCCTTGCCGGCGCCCCGGTCACGAACCTACACCCGGACTCCGGACGAGTGGACTCCGCCTCTTGGCGCGTCTCCGCCGTCGGGCACGCGGGCGAACAGATCCGCCGAGCGGACACCCACATTGAGGCGGACCTGTATATCCAGGACGCCGAAACGATCAACCTGATCGAGTCCGGACAGCGGTCAGAGATCTCCCTTGGATACGATCAGGACTACGTGCCTGGCGCCGGAGTCTCGCCAGAAGGCGAACACTTCGACGGGCGCCAGACGAACCTGCGCCCCAATCACATTGCCCTGGTTCCGCGCGGGCGCGCGGGACGAACCGTCAAGCTCCGGCTTGACTCCGCGGGAGACGAGATCCCGTGTGCTACGATGGAAACACCGATGAAGATCAAGATCGCAGGTAAGGAATACGAGGCGGGTTCGCCCGAGGCACAGAAGGCGATCGCCGATCTGGAGTCTGCGAGCGCCCGTGTCGACGCAGCCGAGTCCGAGAACAAGCGCCTACGCGCGTCGGCCCTGGCCGATCTCAAGACCAAGGCGAAGGGTCACGGCGCGGAGTTCCGCGCGGACGCCGATGCGAACGAAGTCATGATCGCCACGCTCAAGAAGTTGGCCCCCGGCGTGCCGGCGGATGGCATGTCGGACGAGTGGCTACAGGGCGCCTTCGCGGTTGCCCTCGCAATGGCCCTCGACTTGAACGAGCCGGAGGCGACTTCGGACGCCCCGGAGAAGCCG